CATTGGTGCTGGCACGATTGACGCATCAAAAATTGCTGCCAATACGATTACTGCCGGACAGATTGCTGCCAATACGATTACTGCATCTCAAATTGCAGCAAACACAATTACTTCGGCGCAAATTGCTGCAGGAACGATTTCTGCCACAAACATGGCGGCGAACTCAATTACTGCTGCCAACGCTGCTATTGCAAATGCTGCGGTTGACACGCTTCAGATTGCCGGTAGCGCAGTAACTGTTCCTGCTGGGGCTTTGCTTGCATCCAGCACAACAATTGGTGGTGGCGTAACTCTTTTGTCTGTTGGAGTTGATAGTGCTGCAAGTCCAGTATATATTTCCAGCGTTTTGAATATTACAAATAGCAGCATAAGCAACCAAGGTTTTGTAAATATTGCCATCAGAAGAAACGGCAGCAATTTAATTGTTTTCAATGGAGTTATTGGAGTAAACAGCACTGCTGTATTTCCTCTTGGGTATTTTGATTCCAGTCCGGGTTCTGGAACAAACACTTACAGCATATATGCAGAACAAACTCTGGGTAACAATTTCGCTATTGGCGGAAAATGCAGTTTGTTTGCGATTGGAACAAAACGATGATTTACGGTTATGTAAATTCAGAGAATATTTTGTTGTTTACAACCAACAATGACACGCCTCAACAAATTGATGGTCTTACCTGTGTACAGGTAGATTTTGATATTGGAAATCCGCCATCAATCTATTCTGTGTTTAACTATCAAACAAAACAATGGGTTGATCCAAGGACTGACCAACAGAAATATGAGCTTGCTTGCGAACAAATAATTGGTCAAAGAAATCAATTTCTGTATGAGTCCGATTGGACTCAGATTCCGAACAATCCTCTGACGCCAGAAAAGCAGCAAGAATGGGCTGATTACCGCCAACAGCTTCGTGATATAACTCAGCAATCCGGCTATCCATTCAATGTGATTTGGCCGACTCCTCCGCAAGGATAAATCATGGGATCTCCAATTTCTCAAGTTCAAGCCCCTCAAACTGGACAGCCTCAGGGCAAAGGCTTTGCGGCTTCTAGGCCGTCGGACGGACAACTCCGGGGTGATTTTGGTGACCCGCAATATGACCAAAACATGATGTCTCCGGCTGTAATACCTCAACCTCAAGGCAAAGGTGGGAGAGTCACATATCCCGGTCAATCTGGTCAGCCTAGGATTGGGCAGCCAAATAACTATTCAAATACCGTGGGTCCGTGGGATAATGCCTCCATTGGACAAAGTCCAAGTCAGACATTCACTGGCTATACTCAGCCCAGTCAACGGAACCGCCAAGGCTTCTTAGGCGGCAAAGGTAAAGGAGCTTAATCATGGGTGGCGGCAAAGGTTCTAGTACCACTACGGTACAAATGACGCCGGAGCAGCGAAAGCTCCTGCAAGTTCAAACTGACGCACTGACACAAACCTTTCTTCCTGCTTACCAGCAGACGATTGGTGGTGCTGGTACGGCTTATGGCCAAACCGCTCCTGCTGCAACCCAAGCCGCTCAGACCGCTATGAACGTCGGTCAACGTGCTGGTGCTTTGCAAGAGACTGGCGGTTCTAGGGCATATCAAACCGGTCTAGGTGGTTCTGAAGCTCTTGCTGGTTATCAAACCGGTCTGGGACAAAACCTTGCTGGCCAAGGTGCTGGTGGTGTTGGTTCTCTTGCTGGTTATCAGGCCGGTCTTGGTGCTGGTCTTACTGGTCAAGGTGCTTCTCAACTTTCCCAGCTGTTTAGCCCTCAGTTCAAGCAAGAGCAAATCCAAGCTGCTTTGCAACCTGCCAGGGAAGAAACTCGAGAGCAGATGAACCAACAAGCTGCTTTGTACGGTGGTGCTGGTGGCATGGGTTCTTCCCGTCAAGCTCTGGCTTCTCGTAACCTGGCAAGCCTTGCAGAGCAGCGTATGGGTTCTGTTGCTGCTCAGACATCGGCTGGTGTTGAACAGCAGCGTCAACAGGCTGCTCAAGCGATCTTAGGCGCTGGTCAAACAGCAACTGGTCAGGCTGGTGGCTTGTACTCGGGTCTTCTGGGTGCTGGTCAAACTGCTCTTGGTGCTGGTCAACAGGGCTATGGAAGTCTTGCCGGAATGGGTCAACAAGGTCTGTCTGCTGCACAACAAGCTGCTGCAAGCCGTATTGGCTACGCTCAGACGCCTCAGGACATCTACAGCAAATATGCTCAGGTAGTGTTTGGTGTTCCGCAGGCTTCTACGACTCCGCAGTTCCAAGGCACTCAGGGCCAGACAAGCTCTAGCAAAGGTGCTGGCTTTCAGATGAAGTGGCCGGGAGGTTAAAAAATGATGGCAGTTCCTAATTTTGGTTCGCCCAAAAACTACGGTGATTGGGCGCAATATGCAGGATTTGATTCTTCCAAACCGATGATGGGAATTGCCCCTCCGTTGACCAATCAAGCCGTTCAGCCCCAACCGGTTGCTCCAACGATTGCTCAAGTCGGGCAACGGATGCAAGATGTCGGAACGCAGTTTTCTCAGGGCAACTTTATGAATGCTGCAAAAACTTTCATCAATGGCGCAGCAGTACCTGGTGCAAAACCGGCAGTGACAATTGCTCCTATCCCACAAAATCAGCCTAAAGACCTTGATGGTGACGGCATGATTTCTGATTTTGAGGAATAAATCATGGCTGAGATTGAAAACGCCGTTAAGCCTCCCAAAGACATTGAAAATATCGTTGTTATTGGTCGAGCTATTGCTCCCAACTCAACGCCTGAAGACCGTGTTGAAATGGCAAATGTCGTCAACAAAAAGGTCACCAATGACACCCAGGGTCATTTAAACACTCAAACACAATGGTTGCCCATGATTGGCGCTCTTTTGGGCGGCAATCTCAAAGAGGCATACAACTATTACAACGGCGGCTCTACTCGGACTGAGGCTGCTTTCCACCCAACTCTTGGTCAATTCCAAAGAGAGTACAACCAGCGTGGTCCTACTGGTCGTATCTTTACGCAGAATGGCGAAGAACTGGATGCCAAAACAATCAAGAGGCTTGATGAGTCTGGCGGCTTGATTAGCAACACAGACAGGAATGCTTTTAGCACTGGCGCATATGCTGCTGCCACTGAAAACCAAAAAGCAATGATGACTGGTCTTGCCAAGCCGGTTGCAGATCAATATCAAAGGTCTGTCACTGTTGCCCAGCAAGGATCTGCTCTTCGCAATCTGCTGGAAGACCGTAGGCGATTGATTGCTGATCAAAACAACATTCCTGTTCTTACGGCCATCTCTAAACTGTCGCCTCAACAGCGTCAGGCTTTGTTTGGATTTGTCACATCTCAGACTGGCAAAACTTCTGGTACGGCTCAAGAACTTAAAACCGGTGAGTCTGCAAGTGTTCTTCGTGGCCAGAATGTCCAAGGAACTGTTAGTGGTCGTCTAGGCGGCGGTGAAGCTGGCGGAGCCCCAAGCGGTTTGCCAAGTATTGCAGGCGTAAGTGCCAGTCGCAGTGCTGGCGCAATGAATCAAGTACAGACTGCTGGCTCTACTGGTGAGTTGGCTGGCATGACTACCGGCAAGTCTGAGTCCGTTCAGCAAAACGTGATGAGCGAAATCAATCGCATTACTCAAGGTGCGATTAGCAAACCAGAACAGTTCTTTGCTTTGCAGCGGATTCTTCAAAACACTCAACAGATTGAAGCAGCTCGAGCATCTATGCGGCCTGAAGACATGGCTCCTGGTGTTCGTCAGCTTTCTTCTGTTGATCCTTTGCTGAACAACCCAATGGATGTTGTGGCGCATGATATTGACTTCCAAAGGAACAACTCCTTGAATGTTGCTTGGAACGCATATCTTGCCAAGAAGATGCACGAAAACATTCGCAACATTGACCCTCAATCTATTGATAAGCTGCGCGAAGATTTCACCAGAACTCAGACTTTCAAGGCAATTGAGCGCACCTATGATTCTGAAATTGAAAGGTCTAGGGGCAAAAAAGTTGAAAGAGAAGAGGGTCAAATTTATGTTGATCGTCAAAACCGTTTGCGCCGTTGGGTGAATGGCGATTGGGAGCCTGTAAATGCTCGATGATATTGACTACAGCGCTCTTAGCGCATCTCAAGAACCTGCTGAAAAGCCTTCTCCGAAATCAGGAGTTTCTTCACGCAGCGTTACAAAACCTCAATCTAAAAAAACTGACGTTGAGGAATTAGGGCGCAAAGCAGAAAGACTCCAACAACAAATTGGAGAGCCTGAAATCCCAGACATGATGTCCGAATATGGACTTCCCGCTCTGGGTATTCTTGGCGGTCTTGCTGCTGCGTATGGCTTATACAAAAAAGGTCAAGCAAATGCGACATATGACTCTGGCGTAAAAGCTCCAGAGTTGTCTGTTCCTGCTGACAATAAGGGACCTTCTGCTGTTCAATCTGTTGAACAAAACATTGCACAGACTCCGCAGAAAAGCGCTTTGGATTTGGCAAAAGAACGCTTGATGCAAGGCAAATCTGCTGGTATTGGCATTCAACCGCCTGCTGGGCCTACATACAATGTTCCTACGGCTAACACTCCTCAGATTGGCATACAAGCTCCTGTTCCTGCTGCCGTACAAGCCCCGATGGGTGCAACACCTCCAGCACCGTCTACTCCTGCGATTGCTGACGCTGTAGCCTCTGGAGAAAGCCCTGCCAAGGCTATCCAGATGGATGTTGCCAAGCAGATTGAAGCCACTCCTGCTGTTCCTCCTGAGGCTCCTGCAGAAAGCGGCATCAAGAAACGTGCCGCCAAAACTCCGGTGACGTTCAAGTCTCCTGAGAAGCTTCCTGAAGGCATGTCATTCCGTGCTGACCTTGGCCCTGGTGACAACTGGCTGTTCAACACCTATGGTCCTGAAGGCCGTAAAGCCATCCTGCAGACCTACAACAAAGGCAAGCCTGCTGTCAGCTACGAGAGGGCGAAAGAGCTTAGCCAACTTCTGCAGCAAGAGCGGATTGGTCCTGCTATCCCTCGAGAGGTTGCCAAAGAGCGTGGAATTGCTCCTCCTGAAACCAACTTTGGCAAGCTTGGCAAGGCCGTCAAAGTGGCCGGTGTTGCTGGTCTTGGCCTTACTGCTGCACAGCTGGCGCAGGCTGCACAGCAAGCTCAACAGGGTGACTATAGTGCTGCCCGTGAGTTTGGATTCAACTTGCTAGGCATGATCCCTGGCATTGGCTCTGCGTTCAACCTTGGCACATTCTCTCCAGAGCTTGGTGCTGGTGAGCAGAAAGAGCTGGCAAAACGCCGTCGAATGGCCCCCACGATTGACTGAGGTAGAGATGGACCGGATTGATCCAGTCGAATATGGCAAATTGATTGCAACCGTAGAAAACCTGAACTCTAAGGTTGAGTCAATGGACAAAGACATCAAAGCTCTTCTGGAATTGGCTAATCAATCCAAGGGTGGTTTTTGGATGGGAATGACCATAGCCTCTGGCATTGGGGGCTTTGTAGGGTGGGTGGTCAACCACCTGAAAGCATGAAGGATTGGGCTGTTGCATTCATCGCAGCAGCTTCATTGATAGGCATCGTATTGTGGACCGTCCATGTTGTTTCTAAGGTGCTCATATGATCGACCTATTACTCGATCCAGATAAGGCTCTTGATGCGGTCAATAAGGCCGTAGAACTGGTCAAGAAGGCCAGCAAGACCGTTGATAACGTCGAATCCCTTGGCCCTGTCCTGGGCAAGTATTTTGACGCCAAAGCTCAAGCTGTTGCTGCTGCTCAACAGGCCAAAGCATCCGGCTCCTCTATGGGTAAAGCTATGGAGATTGAGCTTGCCATCGAGGCTCAAAAAGAGTTTGAGAACCAGCTAAAGGATCTGTTCTGGCAAGCCAACAAGATGGATGTTTGGCAACGGATCAAAGCCCGTGAAGCTGCCATGAATGTTGAAGCTGCTCGAGCTGCTGGCGCTGCTAAACGTGCTGCTGCCAAGAAGAAAAAAGAGCAAGAAGAAATGATTGAGATCACCATTGCTGTGGTGATTGGTGTTGTATTGCTTGGCGTACTGATGTGGGGTGGTTGGGAATTGCTGATGTGGTGCAAGAAAACTGGCTGTGCTAGGTGAGTTGGAATTGGAAAGCCGGAGCAAAGGAGTTTGATGCAAGGCTACAACGCTTTGTTAAAAACCCTAGGGTACATATCCTGCTTGCTCTGTATTTCTTGTGTGACATCTTGCCTAGGCTTCCAGATCCAATTGCCAAAAAGATTGCTGACAAGGTGATGAATATGTTGGGGTTAGGCGAATGAGATACCTGTTAATTGTTTTGCTGTTGGCTGGCTGTAACGATGTTTACCGCTATCCATGTCAGAACCCTGACAACTTTTACAAGCCTGAGTGCCAAAAGCCAAAGTGCCAGTTCACTCAGACATGCCCCGAGTACCTTGTAGCCCCAATTTTGGAAAAGCAAGTACAGCAACAGCAACAGGCAGCATCGGAGGCAAAATGAAAAGTTTTGAAATTAAATCTGTAGAAGAACTTGTCAAGTTAATTCAAGTCATTGTTTGGGGTATTGTTGTCTTTGTTTTGATGATGGTACTTGGCGGCATCGTTGCAACTATGCTGTACTCAGTGACTTTTGTGACTCAGCCAATCAAGTCAATGGCTCCTATTGACATGGCATACACCAAGATGCTGAACGACATCGTACTGATCTTGGCTAGTAGCGTCACAACAATTGTCAGCATGTTTGCTGTCAATAAAGGGATTCAGTCTGCCGCTGAGAAAATGTCTTTAGATCCGAAACCTACAACACCTCCGACGGCTCCGCCAGCGGCGTCCGCACCCACGGAGGTTACTTCTTCCCCAAAGCCCCAAGCCCATCCGGTAGCTCCTGATTGGAACTGGATGGGCTACAAGAACCCTGAGCTTGATGAGTCATGGACCCCTGGACCACCTCCAGAAACGCCTGCAAACCACCTAGAAGACGACTCTGTGCGTGAGGCTATTGCGCAAGCAAGGAAAGAAGCATGAACCGCTATCTGATCGCTGCTGTCGTCACCTTGCTGGTTGTCCTTGGGCTATACCGGTGGGGGTATCACAATGGCTGGTCAACTCGAGACGCTGAGATGCAGGCTGAGATTGCCAAGGCCAATGAGGAAGCTCGTCTGGTCGAACGCAACATGACCGAGCAGATCAATGCCACCACCACCAAACTTCAGGAGGCCAACAATGCCATTGACCAAAAACAGTCTGACCTTAATCGTGCTATCGCTGCTGGCAGGGTGCGCTTCCCCACCTCCAGTTGTGTACAAGCCACCACAAGTACCCCCGCTCCCACCGTCAATCAGCAAGCAGCAGCCCAACCTGACAGAGCGGCTGACCAACCTTCTGATGCCGAGCGAGAAACCCTCAGACTCATCGCCCAAATCGCAGCAGACGGTGACAAAGCCATCAACCAACTGAACGCATGTATAGACGCCTATGAGGCTGTAAGGAGCCAGATCAATGCTAACCGCTGATAAGCTCAAGCAACTTGGGATTGGTGAGCAGTGGCTTGATCCGCTCAATGAAACCTTTGAACGCTACAAGATCAACACACCTCTGCGTCAGGCTGCTTTCATCGGCCAGTGTGGGCATGAATGCGCCAACTTCAAGATCCTGGAAGAGAACCTGAACTACCGGGCAGAGACTCTGATGCGGATCTGGCCTAAACGGTTTCCGACTCTCGAGTTTGCCAAGCAGTACGAGAGGAACCCCAAGAAGATTGCCAACTCGGTCTACGCCAACAGAATGGGTAACCGGGATGAAGCATCTGGGGACGGTTATCGTTTTCGGGGGAGGGGGTGTCTGCAAACGACTGGTTCAGCGAACTACTACCATGCTGGTCAGGCATTGGGTGTAGACCTGATCATGGAGCCGGATCTGCTGTCGACTCCCAAGTATGCTGCTCTAGCTGCTGGGTTCTTCTGGGACACTCACAAGCTCAACCAGCTAGCAGATGTCCGGGACTACACGGCCATGACCAAGAAGATCAATGGAGGCACCATTGGCCTCCAGGATCGGATCAAGCACATCAACCATGCTTTCGACATCCTAAATAGCTGATTGGGATGTACATACAGGACTCAGACCGACTGGTTTCCACCAGCACGACAGGAGTCTTTTCTCCCATCGTCTGTTTGGGGTGATTGATGTACCTTTTGCACCCATGACAGTAATGGTCTGGGTGCTCTGGGTCACATCTGGCAACATCCAACAACAGCGGTCTGAAGTCCATCACAGATCCTTGACGAAGATACCTTCTGCGGTCAAATACCCTTTGCGGTCTTTGATCTGCTCAAAAGCGGCTTTAAGGGCCTCTGTGGGCGTGAATCCTTGGATAGCACACTGCATCACAAGCGTCACCATAATATCCCCCACAGCGTCCTTAATCGCCTCCTTGTCGCCCTTGTTAATGGCATCCAATAGTTCAGCCGTTTCCTCAAGCGTTTTGATAGCTTGGCCCATCGGTTTGCCATTCTGGATGATTCCTCTGGCATAGCCCCAGATTTCCACCTCGTTCTCGTAGTACTGCCAGCTCATTCCGGCTCTCCAGGCTGCATTTTTGCCTTGTCTTCTGCTTGCTGTGCTGCCAGCTGGGGCTGTGCTTGCTGCTGGATCTCAGCGATCAGATTGGCGGTCATGTGGTAGGGCATTTGAGCCAGGGATTGCAGGACCAGATTGGTTTGCTCAAGAGTCAGATTGAATTGCATGGTTACTCCACGATCAGTTGAATTTGAGTGCTGGTTAGACACTCGCCGGTTTCAGGGTGGTACAGAGTACCGGTGACAATATCCGCCCAGAATTTTCCCAGATATTTGTAGGCAAAATTGTGGTGGATGGTGGGATCAAATACGTCTACTTCAACCAGTTTGAACTTGCGTTCTTTGACGTATTCGACGGTCTTGATCTTTTTCTTTTTGACATCGCCATTCTTGAGCTTTTCTATGCCTCTGGAAAGGCAGAACGGCTCACCCTTGACGACAATGTACTCAGAGTGCTTCATGGTGTTTGTGGGGTTACGACACCGTGTTCAGCCCTTTGCAGCATCATTTTGAAGCCAGCAATAGCACCGGCTTCCTCAAGCATTTTGGCTGAATAGGTGGTTACGTTGAATCGTCCATACCCTGGTGCTACGTAGACGTTCTTGTTTCGGTAGTGGGGTACGTACATGATGCCACCAAGGTGGTATATGGTGGTTTTGTACAATTCTGCAAAGTCTTTTTTCATTTCATTCCTTAATTAGAGAGACTGTCTAGCGGTCAGGTCAGGAAGTCGTAGACGATCCCCGATTCCTCAGCCTGAACGGGGTACTTCAGGGCCTCATCCAGACACTTAGAGATGCGCTTCTCGTAGTCTGGATAGGACCGCTTGGTGTAGTCCCCTACCTCCTGAATCAGAAGCTGACGGGCCTCATGCTTTCCATCTGCAATGACCACCTGAACACCCCCGTACTCTGACGAGGGGAAGGGTACCCAATAGGGTACGATGTAGATTGTTTTCATTGGTAGTTACTTAGATGTTTCGTCTAGCGGTCACTGATCCGCTGAACTCGCTTTAAGGCCGCAACTGGAAGCCAACGAACGGCCCCAAAGAACCCCGGCTCCTTGACCTCTACGATGTAGCGCAGCCGTGGCTCAAAGCCGTCAAGGTTTCCGTTTTCGGAAGCATCCGTGTACCGCCCCGTTGGCCGCATCATCTTCACACTGCCCCAGTCGTAATGGGCAAGTTCCGGCTCTTTGAGTAGGGAGAAAAGCAGTTCACGTTCGTTTTGTTTTTCCATGATGTTCCTTAGATGATCTATCTAAGATGGGGTGTTGCCATTCGCCAAAAACAACAATAAGTTGTGGGAAGATTCCCTAACAACACCCCGAAAACATTACCAGGGAATATCTGATGATTCAAAGTCATCTTTGGCAGCCTTGCGGGTAGGCTGGCTGCTCTGACGGGTTTGCTCTTGCTTCTCACGGATGGACAGACTCAGGAAAGGCTTACCACCTTTGCTGACCTTTTTCCACCCGGAGATCCAATATTCTTTGCCCTCCACGTTCAAGGTGCCAGACCAGTCAGGATGCTTTTCATTTTCTTTTTTCTCATTGATGAACATGGTTGCCCTGTTCGTATTGTCAAACTCAGCCATTTCAGTTTCCTTTCGCTTTTTTGAGGGCTGCACGGACTTTGGAGTCCAGTTGATTGAAGAGCCAGACTTTCTGGTCTGCTTCCAGGTTTTCGCTTTCTAGGGCGAATAATGCTTCTTTGGGGCGCTCGTCCTTGACAAGTCTAGATACCTTGCTGGCAAGCTCCTCTAAATATTCTTTGACTTCAGGGGATAGGTCATCGCCAATACCACCTCGAGGAGTGATAACCGAAGCGTCACCCTTAAGTCCAGTGGTTGCATCCAGAGCATCGTGCTCAACGATTTCAAGCGCTGCAACCCACAAATACCTTCGCAGGTAGGTCTGTACTGCCCCTAGGTTTTGAACCTCATGGCAGCCCTTTAAAGCGGCTGTAGACATGGGTGATTCAATCAGGATGAACTCTTCTGGCTTGTCTTCATTGATGATCTTGAGGCATGACATTTCTTTGCCAAAAGAAACAACACCGATCAAGCCATGAGCTTTGAAGATCTCAAGGGCGGGGATGATGAAGTCAGACAGTTCAAAATAGCTGTATCCAGCAAACTTGTTTTGACCAGATTTTTTGAGTTTTGCCCGATGAAATTCTTGACGGGCCATATTCAGTCGTTGATAAATATTCATTTAGCTTTGCCTTTCAATTTGTTCAATTCTTCTTCAAGCTTGAGTTCAACCAACTCTTTGAGTTGCTGACCGACCTTGCTCTCTAGTGCCTGCTCTCCAAGTACCGCAGCGGCCATCATGTACATGGTCTTTGTGGATGGAATCAGAGCGCAGATCGCAAACGACACGCCTGCAACAACCCATATCCAGTTTTTGCCGTGGTACTTGCCTCGCTCAGCTGCGTAGCAGGCAGTGAAAGACGCTCCACCCCCAGCTGCGCATATACCGATCACCAAAAGCAGCAGACCAATACTGCTGAGCACATCGGCGAAGTAAAAGAAAAGTGCTGCGTTCATTTTTGATCCTTATGGGCCATTTCCCATTCTTCCTTTGCAATTTCCAGTTGTTCAGACATCTCGAGTTCGCTGAACTTCATGAAGTGAACTTCGCCACAGCAAGACATCTTGCCACCACGGTCATTCATGCAGTACGGGCAGATCTCTACGTCTGCAGTCTCTTCCAGGTATTGTTCAATCCATGTTTTAGACATCACATTTCCTTTGCGTATTCATTGTTTGTGTGAATTTTTTTGGCAATCAATTTGTAAGCATTTGATGCTTCTTCTTTGGACTCAAATTTGCCTATAACTTGTTTTTTGTTGTTAATGCAAATTTGTGCAATCCACTTTCCTTGGAAAAAACAAACTCCTTTTAAGCCTGAAGAATTGTCTAAATGTGTTTTCATGTTTTGAGCATTTTCTGATCTAGACACATGCCTTAAATTTGATATTCGATTGTCTGATTTGTTTCCGTTGATATGGTCAATTTCTTTTGTTGGAAATTCTCCATAAAAATATATCCAAGCCAGACGATGTGCGTAATATTGTTTTTTTTCAAAATGGATTTTTATGTATCCATGTGGTTGCAATGTTCCTGCGGGAAATTTTGCATTTTTTCTGTTTTTTCTTTTGAAAAACCCTGTTAAAGGATCGTATTCAAAATGTTTCATAAGGCTTTGTTGCGTCAACATTTTTTGGCTCCCCAGCCACAAAAAAGCCCACAGGGACAGTCTCATGCAAAAGCATGTGGGGAGACACCGCTAGTACGGTGCAGACTGCCCTTGTGGGCTTACTAGATGATCGCTCCCCAGCGACACAAATATTATATTTCATTTTGTGTTCTCTCCATTCCTGTTCCATTTGAACCGTTTGATAAAAGCATTCTTGTGTCATTTCTCTTCCATGAGCCAGACACGGCCAGTGGTTGGAGTGTGGTACGTGACGCCCTTGACCACACCCTTCTTGTTGTGACGCTTGAGCCAGTCACGCAGGGCATTGGCAATTTTCTGTGTTTCAGCTGACGGGCAGCTTACAGCTTGACCGTGCTTGAGTTTGCCAAACACATCATCGTATTTGCCTCGAGCGATGCGGCGACCTTGATACTGCTCGTCAACGATCTTGAGGTTGCTGATGTCGGTGCCAACGTATTTCTTGGCACTCTTTTGCCAGATAGTCTTGATGCTCATTGCTTTTCCTTTTGGCCTTCCCGTGGGGGAGTCCAGCCATACTTGATCCATGTGGCCTGTACGTCAGCGCCTGCGGTCCACTTGAACTGAGGGTGTCCAACCGGAATCCAAGGCATTGTACGCTTGGAGTACTTGAGTTCCATTGATTTCTCCTGTGCCTGCAACATTGCAGTCCGGTTAATGTATTCGCAGAAAAACGAAAAAAACATAGGGGTTTTCCCCAGTAGACGATTGACAGACGTATCTCTAGCATTTCCGGCATGAACTTACAACGACTAGAGTTTGAAGCTGCTTACGAGCTAGTGGCTATTGCCATTGGGATCATGGAGCTACACCATGAACCAGAGGACATAGACGCTGCTGTTGTCGCTGTGCTGGCAAGCGCACTGGAAATCGCCAGTCAACGTAACCTGAGGCCTATCAATGAGCTTTTTCGATGACATCTTCAATCTGGCATTCCGCTCTGGAGTGCCCTACGATCCACAGACCAACCAGTTCAAGATTGGTCCTGCGGAAGCTGCCAGGATGGATTTCCAGCGTCAGCAAGAACAGGAAATGAACCAGTGGATCAACCAGCCCATGAGGGGGTTTGACAATGAGTAACGCAGATAAACCGGCGTTCCCGGTGTATGGTCTGCCCGGAATGACCTTGCGTGACTACTTCGCGGCCAAGGTGATTAATGGGCTGTGCGCTGGATTTGCTGCAACCGAGAAGGATTGGCCAGACTCTGACGATCCTGATGACTATGACGTTGTGGCTTGGCATGCGTACCGTATGGCAGATGCCATGTTGAAGGCTCGGGAGTCCTGAGCTATACTGTTACGAAAGCCCGGCTACCGAGGAAGTCATGAGCCTCGGGAAAAGTGTTTCCGCTCCACCTGCCGGAGTCTTTCTTCAGAGCGGTTTAGACGGAAAAAATCATGTCTTTTGAAGCACTGACTTGGGCAGTCAAGCAGAACACTGCCAATTCCGGACAAAAACTTGTCCTTTTGATGCTTGCAAACTACACCAACCCAGATACTGGTCAGTGCAATCCATCACAAAAACGCTTGGCAGAAAAATGCTGCATGAGCCTTGCCTCTGTAAAAAGGCACATTGACGGTCTTGAAGAAGCTGGGTTTCTTACTGTTGTCAACAATTACCGAAATGGTTCATTGATTGCTTGTCAGTACGAATTGCACCTTAGCTCAAATTGCACCAACCCCCAGCCAGATTTGAGCCAACCCTTAGCTCAAATTGAGCTACAGAAACATAAAGTAGAAACAAGAAAAGAAACAAATAAAAAGGCCTCTCGTTTACCAGATGATTTTGTTGTCCCCAACGAATGGAAGGACTGGGCTAGACAGGCCAGACCTGATCTTGTGAACATCCAGTCCGTAGCAGATTCTTTTGTTGATTACTGGATTGCCAGAGCAGATGCCGGAGCAGCCAAGCTCAATTGGCAGTCAACATGGCGTAACTGGGTCAGGAACGTCAAAGCACCTTACCAGCAGGCTTTGCCCAAACGTAATGGTCTGGCAGGTGCCATATGAAAGGCGCAGAAGCTGTGATCAAAGCCAGACTAGCAGGTCTGGCACCTGGAGCAATCCACTTCATCGACCATCCTGACAACCTTCCCCTTGAACTGGGAGACGTCTATGTCCATGAAGACATCATCTTTTTGCTGGACCTGAGGTTTGTTGCTGGAATGCTCGTATGTGTCACATCTGAGACACAAGAGCGCATGGAACAGTTGGTTGCCCAGTGCCGTAAGTTTGGTGCAAGGCAGATTGCCTACAGTCTGTACCGCAAATACTACGAGTAAAGCATGGAATTGATCCCCGACACCATTGACTTCAGCCTGTACCTGAAGGAAACCGATGCCCAGACCAAGGTCAAGGGAGCATCGGACTACATCAGCGTCCTGAAGACCAAGCTTCGCCACCAGAAGCAGGAGCACAAAGCTTTCCTACCCTGGACCAAAACCCGAGACAACTTTGCTTTCCGCAAGGGTGAAGTAACCCTCTGGTCTGGTCAGAACGGTCACGGCAAATCCCTGATGACCGGTGAGATTGCTCTTTCCCTGGTCGGACAAGGTGAGAAGGTCTGTGTGGCATCTTTCGAGATGAAGCCAGAAACGACCCTACAACGCATGGCAAGGCAGTGGATGGGCCTGAACCCTAACCTGCCAGAATTTCAGCAGGAAGAGGGCATTAAAGCCCTTGAAGACCTATACGACCAGTTCGACGACTGGACCAAGGGCCGGATGTGGATGTACGACCAGAGAGGAACTGCCCTTTCTGATGACGTCATCGGCATGTGCCGGTACTGTGCCAAAGAGTTAGGAATCACTCACATCTTTGTGGATAACTTGGCAAAGTGCGTCAGGGGTGAGGACGACTACAACGGCCAGAAGACCTTTGTTGACGAGCTCACATCGGTTGCTCGAGACTATGCCGTCCACATCCATCTGGTCCACCACCTGAAGAAACCAGCCAATGAGAATGCCGTGCCTGACAAGCACGACAACAAGGGTTCTGGAGCCATTACGGACCAGGTTGACAACGTCATGTTGGTTTGGCGCAACAAGGTCAAGGAAGACGACCTGAAAGAAAACGGTCCGTATGCCAGTAAGAAGGACGATCCTGACCACTATCTGCTTTGTCGCAAGCAGAGGAACTATGACGGATCTGGAGAAGGTGAGCCTACCATCAAGCTGTGGTTTCACCGGGATGCCCAGCAATATATTGAGTCACCTAGGGAAAGCCCTATGGTGTTTTACAAGTGGCCTCATACACAATGAGCGACAGGAAACAGCTGGAAGAGGCTGAAGCCAGGGTGCTGTATGCCACATGGCAACACCTCAAATGCAAAGTAATGACAGAGGAACGAAAAAAATGGTTGAACAGAATGTACGGTCCACAAGCGGCCAACAGAATACAGGCCTACATGCAGAAGATTCACAACGGCGATATGGTGTGAACTGGCCTTTCCCGCCTGTTGGTGGCCCTAAGGTCTGGACTGCCAAACAGCGCAAACAGCACAAAGCAAAACAACTGGCAGACACCCCGGAGGCACTGCTATGACTGAAGAAGAAGACATTGCCAAGGGCATGGAAGAAGTTTTGCGCATCAGGTCTTGCAAACACAACTGGGTTGAGGGCAGCAACACTGAGCGCCCTGCATATCGCTGTACCCGCTGTGGTGCGTGGAGGTTTGTGGAATGACAACCTATTGGGATGGCAAAACTTCGCAAGACGTGCTTCGCATCGACGATACGGCTATGGTCATCAAAGGCCACGGCTATCACGACATGGGTGCGACATCAGTGGTGCTGACAAACACTGGCAACGGGTACATCGCCAAGTTTCCTTCGCACAACAGCACCTCGCAGGACTACTACGTCTGTCTGGACTACGGGCAAGCCTATGACCTTGTGCTGGCGTTTTCTGCCTTCAAGAAAGAATTGGGGTTTGTATGAGCATCGAAACACTGAAGCAGGCGCTGGAGGCGTTGGAGTTTGCCGCCGACAAATTGGATTACCGCTGCGAATACACCATCACCATCCTCCGCACCGCCATCGAGCAAGCAGAGAAGCAGGAGCCTGTGGCGTATGCCGTTTATCACCGAATGGGTGGAAGCAAGACTTTGCATTGGCCTGAACAACACTCTGAAGACGGTGACGCCAAGGAATACAAACTCGTTCCCCTCTACACCACCCCACCCACAGCACAGCGGCAATGGGTTGGCCTTACCCAAGAGCAGCGCAACGAAATCGCATTTAACGCAGCAGACGAAGAAAGCGCCACGTACCAAACAGAGGACAAGCTGCGCGAACTTAACGAAGGAACACTGAAATGAAAAAAATCACCTGTAAGCACGACTGGCATTTTGTGGACGGCACCGATAGGCTGCGCTGCAGCCGCTGCG